GAACAGCAAGACCCGGCGGATTTTTTCTGTGCTGTTTATTCAGTTGATGGTGTTGTATCTGCATTAAATAAACATGGATTAAAGGTGAAATCATGAAACTACAACTTAACGAAATCATGGAAGCAACAATCAGCGAACTGGATGACATTGATATGACGCTTGCCTTTGAGATTGAGGCTATCGAGCGCCAGCTTTCTGGAAACCATGATGCAGGCAGGGCATGGAAAGAGAAGGCCATGAAAGCGCGAGACCACATGCAGCGCACCCGCGCGCTGGTTCGCACTCGCCTTGATAAGCTCTACTACGGTGAAGAAAGAATGTTGCATGGCGCCATTCTGGCTGAAATCCGCAAAACGATGCCTGTCGGGAAATTCATGGATGCCGTAAACCGCGCAAAAATTAACTGCGGAATGCTAAATAAGAATAGTCCTCAATAAATCTTCATCCGTGGCTGTTACCTTGCACTCAGGAGGTAGCAGCCATGCCAATCATACTGATATCATTCTTTGCTACTCTTTTCGCTTTTACCGCATCTCCGCTTTACCTTCTCGCGTCCGTTTCGTGGTGCATATTAATGGTGTGTTATAATCCGGGCATAAAGTAAGCACGGAGAAAGGTCATGATTGTCAAAATTGGCGACAAGTGGGTCGTTAAATCTAAGGATGGCTCGCACCAGTTTGGCGAGTACAACACCGAAGAGGTGGCGAAAAAGCGCCTTGCTGAGGTGGAGGCATTCAAGCACATGAATAATAAATTACAGGTTAACATCCTGTACACAATCAACTCAGCCAGCAACATCAGTGAAAAAATCATTGATGGCGACCCGCATTATGTCATCAAGAATGTTGTGCCGGTGGTGGATGACATCGTCATGAATGGCGGTCTGTACCCTGGCGATGAGATTAAAAAGTCATTCCATGGTCTTGACGGGAAACCGGCGCCATATGACCACCCGAAGATTGATGGCAAATATGTGTCAGCCAACATGACGCGAGCCGCCAATCAGTTCAGCGTTGGTGCATGGATTGAGAACTCATCTCATGACGGCAGCAAAGCACTGGTAGACCTTTATATTAACAAGGTGGTGGCTGAGCGCTCTGATAAAGGCAGGGAATTGCTGTCGCGCATTGACGGACTCAAAGTTAACAGCGCCGATGCTGAACCTGTTCAGGTGTCCACCGGTCTGTTACTCGACCGCGAGCAGGCATCAGGAACTTCTAAGGGCAAAAAATATTCCTGGATTGCCCGGAATATGGAGTGGGATCACCTCGCCATTCTTCCACCTGGCATTCCAGGTGCTGGCGGCCCTGCTGATGGTGTCGGTATCTTTGCTGCTAACGGCGAAGACATTGAGCGCGTTGTAGTTAACCTTGAGGAATCAGCAATGACCGACGAAAGTGCAAACAAAATCAAATGGTGGCAGCGCGCCATCAATCGACTGACTGGGAATCAGCTGTCATTCACTGATATTACTGAGCAACTCCGCAATATCATCAAGGCAGAGACTCAGTCTGATGTATGGCCCTATATCGTCGCCGTTTATGATAATTACTTCGGCGTTGAGATTGACGGCACCATTTATATGCAGTCCTACATCGTCCGCGAGGATATGGTAGAATTAGTCGGTGAACGGGTTAAGGCTGTTTATAAGACAGAGCTTGAACCGGTAAAAACAACTCAAGGGGAAATCTCAATGACTAACGAGGAATTACAGGCTGCATTAGCCGACGCCCTCAAACCGGTTCAGGAATCGTTGACCGCAGTCAACCAGAAACTGGCCGATGTGGAGGCGCAAAACAAAACCCTGCGCGACCAGCTTCAAGCCAATGCCGCACAGGAAGAAACCGCAATGCGCGCCGCCATTATGGCTGAGCTGAAGTTGCCGGAATCTGCTGTTAATGCGCTGACTGGCGAAGCACTGCGTGAAACCTATGCGCTCACCAGTAAAGCGGCTCCGATTTCCGGCGGGTTCCAGCCGAACCGTGCCGAAGAAGATTTTGATATGGAGGCACCTGAATAATGGCTACTATCCGTTATGGCACCATCATCGGCGGCCCGGCCCGCAAAAACGACCCGCAGTTGCGCGAAGGGCTGATGAACGTCGCTCTGCAACCTGGCGCACTGGTCGACTTCAACTCCTCTGACAAAATCATCGCGCATGCGACTGCTGGCGGTCATGGTTTCCCTTACGTTCTGCAACACAACTATGTTGGCGGCGGTGACGTGAGCGAGGCTGTACCGGCAAATGCTACCGGCATGGCAGTACAGTGCGAATTTGGCGTAACGTATCACGCTCTGGTTGCGGCATCCTCCGAGCTGGTAAAAGGTACTCCGCTGGCAAGCGATGGCTCCGGCGCGTTAAAGGTTGCAGAAGCAGGAGAAAATATCCTGTTTTATGCGTATGAAGCCTACACCGTAGCATCTGATGGCGCTGAACTCGTTGCAGTTCGTCGTGCTGGCAATGCTGCAATGCCTGCGGCGTAAGGAGCCGAACAATGGAAAAGATTATCTTTACGAAAGGCTTAATCACCAATTCGCAGGTGGTTAAAGAGCAATGGCGTCACCTGACTGTTGACCGCAAGGTTTTCATCAATGGTGAAAACGCTCTGGCGAAAGAATACGGCGTGAACGCCACCGCGCTGGTAACGAAAGACTACTGGCGCGAAGTGGACGATGTGACCACCCGCGTGTTCCGCAACGAGTCCGGCATGGACATGATGGCCGACCTGATGACGCTGGCGACCAACATCAACATCGGTAAGACCGTGGCAATTAGCCGCATGGCCTCCGATGCTGGCAAGGTTGTGCGCACCATCTCCGGGCAGGAGCCTGAAGACCTGGATAAAACCCGCTATTCCTACAGCGGAGATGTAATCCCGATCTTCAAAACCGGTTATGGCCGCGAGTGGCGCGAGCTGATGGGTATGCAGTCTGAAGGTTTCGACCCGCTGATTGATGACCAGGAAAGCACCACCTTTAACCTGCGCGCAGACATGGCGGATTATCTGCTGGTCGGCGATGCAAGCCTGAACGTGAACGGCGTTTATACTGCTTACGGCATCACCAACCACCCGAACACCGTGCAGCTCAACCTGGGTGCCTCCGGTACTGGCGCGCTGAACATCGACCTGCAAACTGCAACCCCTGATGAAATCGTTGAGTTCTTCAACCAGGGTTTCCAGGCGGTTCTGGACGCGCAGAACGTGTTCGAGCCGGTTACTCTGTGGGTTTCTCCGTCTGTGCGCCGCTCCTTCAGCCGCCCGTACTCCAACGCGGCAGGCTTCAAAGGCGGCACCATTGAGGATTATATCCTAGCATTCGGCAAAACCGGCAACGTTGGCCGCATCGCGTCTATCGGCACCAACTTCAAGCTGACCGGGAACCATTTCGTCGGCTACGTGAAGAATGCTCTGTATATCCGCCCTCGCGTCGCTCAGCCGGTATCCACCTATGCAGAGCCGCGTACCACGCCGCACGCTAACTTTAACTTCCTGACCTGGGCTGCTATGGGCCTGCAAATCCGTAAGGATTTCAATGGTCGAAGCAAAGTTTTCAACGGCTACGGCACGCAAACCGCGCTGTAAAAATAAAGGGGGCGTATAGCCCCTTTTAACTATCAGAGGTTATGATGACCAGTAAAGGCATTGAGCAAGAAATTAAAGATAAAGGATTGACTGCTCCACGCGTTACTCTGGAGCATATTCATTCGATTATTGTTGGTGAGTATTACTTTACTGCATCAGATGGCGTGCAGCAGGCTTTCCACGAGCAGGATGAATTGACTCGGATGTGTGGGGCTCATGATGAGTTGAAATTTCTTACCTTTTGCGTCTTGGTACTGAAAAACGGCTTCACCGTGACAGGAGAAAGCGCCTGCGCCAGTCCAGCTAATTTCAATGCCGAGATTGGTCGCAAGATTGCCAGAGAGAATGCGGTAAATAAAATATGGATGCTTGAGGGGTACCTCCTTAAGCAGAACCTTTCGGAGGTAAAAAATGGCTAAATATGAAGTAATCGCTAGCGGAATCTTTGTCAAGGATAAAGACGGTCGTCTGCGCGAGCTTGCCATTGGCGACGTGATTGACGAATCCACTCCGCACATTGAGTCAAAACTTCGCCCGGTTAGTGAGAAAATTCTGGAAGTTGCAACTCCGCAAGAATCGCAGCCAAAGGCGAAGAAAACCAAGTAAAATAAACCCGCAAACAAGCGGGTTTTTTATTGGGGGTTATCATGGCTGTCAGGTACGAAATAAACACAACTCCGGCTGACGGAGAGGTTTTGCTTAGCGAAACCATGTCAGCAGATTGGGGGCTGCATTGCAGGTGCAGATTGTGCCATTAAACTCTTCCGGCGGTCACGCACCATTAACAAGCGGCTCTGTTTCCGTAATGGTATCGCCGTTTGCATCTGGTGACTTCTGGGTTGACGTCAACAATAATAATTATTATGGCGTGGCATTGCGACTGAAAGTAATCAAGTCGCAGCTTCCTGCTGGCGTTGCATCCCTGAAAGTCCTGGTGTGGCGAGCTGATACCTCAGTGCCATCAAGCCAGGTTGTCGCGCAGTCCTACTCGGAGCTTGCCAACAAGCAGGGAAAGCTATTCACCGCATCGCGTCGCGTTACTGATGTCTCTGGTGGGTCTAACCTTGACAGCATTTTTATTACCGGCTCAAAACAGGTTGTGTTTAACCAGCGTATCATCGGATACACCGGAAAAGGTGTCGTGGCGTCAATCTACCGTGGAGCTGTAGCCACTGGCGGCACCGCTGCGGAGATTAATAACCCAAATGATGTTGCTCCGCATACTGCAACAGCGCAGCTTCTGACTGGCTCTACGATTACAAGTATTGGGCAGCTGACGGTGGCTGCGACGTATAGTGAAGGGAACGCATCGAATCAGGGTCAGGGTAATTCGCAGGCAAAACTTGGTGAGCAGGTCATCATGGCGCCTAATACTACCTACCTGTTGCGTATCACATCGCTGGATACTGCGGCGCAAAATATCAATGCTTACGTTTCGTGGTTTGAGGATGACGCTTATCTTCCTTGATAAAAGAAAAGCCCCGGCAGGGGCTTTGTTTATTGGCGTTCCTGTAACTTATCACGAAGCTTACTTAAAGCATCAACCATAACCTTAACATGCCAAAGCTCCTCTTCCTCATAAGCTAGCTTATTCTTACCAATTGACGTCGTCACGCAAGTTGTGATTTTGTTTCTCATGATGTCGGAGAGCTTCAGCAACTGCCTTTCATCACCACATTGCAAAACCAAATCCACAAGCTCGGTATATTCCTTGTTGTGTTCTTCGTAACTTCCTTTAACCACTCCACAGCAAAGGCATCTTTTCATATCGGACATTTTCTAAATCCTCATTGGCATAACTGTTATTTTTTGTTCTTGATGTAATGCTGCTTTGCAATATACAGCATCTCATCAAATGATTTTCCGGTAACGCTTCTGCATTGTCGATAGTGTTGTAACGCAGCCTCTATGGCCGCGTTGTCGATGCCTGGCAGTTTTTCGCGCAGGTTTTTCTCTATGAATTGTTCGGGGTTCATCTTTGCCGCCTAAATGAAATATTACTTCCACCTATTGCAACGTAACGGAATTTTCCGCAACCTTTTTTAACTCTGCACTTTCTGTATCAGTATCGTCGAATTTCATGGTATGCCTTTTCTGTTAAAAGGAATGTGAATCCTTTATCAATGGCGCCAGCAATCTCAATAACAGCTTTAGACATTTGATCAATAATGTCTTTGGTGCTCATCGAAGACCAATCAACGCCATTACCGCTATTGATTAACCCTTTCATCACAGCTTCTCCAGAATGGCTAACACTTCACTCAACTCAGCGGAAGGAAGGCGCAAAAATTCTTCTGTCTCCTGTGCCACATGGCCCTCAGCGACAACCATGTGATCTGCTTCTTTCAGCAACTGAATCAGGCGGTCAATCGGCTTAACTTTTTTGGCTTTGAGCGTTTTAGCCGTCACTTTATCCTTGCCCTGCGCTTTCGCTTCCTCAACGGCAGCATCAATAACGTTAACGGCATCATCGCCATGCTCGCGCGTCACTGCAACGGCGTTGGCATAGCTGATTTGGCCTGCATTGATGCGTTGCTTGATGGCATCAGGAACATCACCAAGTGACAGGTGCATCTGCACATCAGAAACTGAGCGGCCTACTTTTTTGGAGATTTCTTCATTCGTCCATCCGAACCCTTTGAGGCGCACATAAGCCTTTGCACGCTCAAGCGGGTCAAGCTGTTTGCCCTGACTGGATGACACCATGAAGGCGATTTTATCCGCTTCATCTCCGGTGAAATCTTTGCACTCAATGCGCGCAATTGGTACGCCGCGCTCAATGGCACGCAATGCGCCAAGGTAACGATGCTGACCGTCAAGAATCTTGATGCGCTTTCCGTCGGCATCAGGAATAACAGTTAACGCCGGGATTGGCTGGCCTGATTCCCAGCACTGCGCGAAGTACTCGACATGCTGCTCATCGGCTTCGCGGATGTTGTACCCCGGCTCAAGATAAAGCTGATCGACAGGAACCTGATAACCTTTGTTGACCACGATTCCGCCGCGAGTTTCTTTGTCTGAGTAAATTTTTCCGAGAGATGTCATCTTTTCCTCACTTTGATAAACAGATTGCGCTGGCAATGGCGAATCCGATAACGATTAATGCCAGCTTGATTTTGAACTTGTCCCACGCCTTCAGTTCTTCTTTTCGGATTTCGTGGCGAATCATTTGGATTCTCCGAGTGCTTTTGCGATTGCGGCATGAGCCTTGCTCAAGGCAGCGGCATTCCTTTTTGTTGGCGTAGTGAAGACGATCAACATTTCCAGTGCTTCAAATAGTTCAGAAATAACCATATCGCGATGGCCAAGTTCTGCTGCAATATCAGTCTTGGTGAACAGACCCTCTCTAGTCATTGCTGACACATGTCGTGAATAAAATCCACCAACTTCATCTAAAGACTCAATGTCTCGTCTTGCGTATTCAAACTTAATGCTCATCTTCATCACCTATAACATTTTTCATTAAGCTACCACTGCTCCGCCCATGCGAAAAACGGCATTGGGGCATCGTAAGTTGTTGCATCTTCCATTGAATCCCACTCCGAGTAAATCCAGTTTCCTCGATTGTCAGCTCCAACCTCTATGACTTTGCCGTTTTTACAGGTTACTAAATTTGAATTTAATTGACCCCTCAGATACTTACCAAGTGGATAGAATGCAGAATTCTTCCCTGACTCATTAAATTCAGCAGACACCATTTCGGCCAATTCCTCACCGCGAACACTCCACATTGAGTGAATTGCAGGCTTAACAAATGAGCCGTGTTTTTCTTTCCAGTTTTCTACATATGCATCATATTGCTGGCGCTGGTTCATTTTCACCACCCCTAACATTTATTGTTGTTTCTACGTCATCACTATAGCGACACCCTCAATCTACGTCAACACTTTATGATAAAATTAAACCAACAACACTCACCCCGCGCTGTTCCGTCCTGAAAAACGTAAGGCGGCGAAATTGGATATAGCAATCGGCGTTATCGTCATAGCGTTTTTGCTGGTTCAGGTGTACAGATGCTGGAAGTTCATCATTCGGAGAATAATTAATGAGAGACGCGCTTCAGCACGCCGCAAACCAGATAATTAGTGGCACTGTCAGCCAGGTAATCGACAAAGCCGGTTATACATCCATCGGCACGGGTCTTGGCCTGAAGGTGGCAGAGCAGACGCCAGTAGCACAATCATACATTGCCTCAATGATCCCCCATTCGATTACCGAGTGGGCGGCAGTAGCCTCTATACTTGGCGCGCTGTCACTGGTGGCAAAAAACCTTTTTGAGATGTGGTGGAAGATTCGGGAGAGCAAAAAGAATGGCAGCACCGACAGCAAGTGAACTTGTCGCCGCCATGGCGTCAAGAGGCGTAACTATCACCACGGCGGACGCAACGGGCATCCTGTGCCTGGTGGCGAGCATCACAGAGTGCCTTGAGCTTAATTACCCTGAAGACACATGTAGGCAGGATGCAATTCTGCTATGGGCCTCAATCCTTATCGCCTCAAATACAGCCGGAAGATACATAACCAGCCACCGGGCGCCATCTGGTGCGTCGCAGTCATTTGGCTATGGCAGTAAGCCGTGGATGGCCCTTTACAATCAGATGAAGCTACTCGATACGGCAGACTGCACAGGCGACCTTGTGGAAGAGCCTGATGGGGCAGCAAAGCCGTGGTTTCGTGTTGTCACCGGGAGTAAGTGCAGATGAAAACGTCAACATTAACTGTAAATATCGCAATCCGTAAATGGTGCATGCCGCTGCTGGTTATTCTGGTATTGCTGCGCCTTCCTGTTCCGCGCTGGATTTATACTATTGAGGCCGCACCATGTCAGCAATAGCGAGATGGAGCTATACGCAGCCATGCACAATCTGGCGACTTACTGGCAAGGATAAGTATGGTAAGCCGACGTTTGCCGCGCCAGAGTCCATCATGTGTGATTATGGCTTCGATAAGAATCTGACCACCGGCACAGCTGGCAATGAGATTGCACAGAAAAACACATTCTGGACGGAATACCAGGATGCGTCTGTTGGCGACTTCATCATGCTTGGCACCATTACCAGTGCTGACCCTTTGGCTGCCGGAGCTGACCAGATTAGAAACGTCGTGAATTACGGCAATACACTAAATCGCAACGACCTTCCTGATTTTGCGCTGGTAACGGGGTAATGTATGGCCGCCAAAATGAGAGGTATCCAGCAGGCGATTAAGCGCACCCAGCAGATAGTCGGCGAGATTACTGGTGAGAAAGCGGTGTCAGCAATAAAAGCCGCTACCTACATCATCAGGACTGAATCGGCGTCTATGACTCCAGTAGCTACATCTGCGCTGATAAACAGCCAGTTTGACACCGTTGAGGTTAATGGCACTCGCATAACTGGCAAGATTGGGTATGCTGCCAATTACGCCCTGTATGTCCATAATGCACCTGGTACGCTGCTGGGCACGAACACGCCACGCACAGGGAGACTTAAAGGAAAGGGAAATGTATGGGATAAGAGCGGCGAACCTAAATTTCTTCTCAAGGCTGGCGAAAACACACGCGAGCTTGTCGATCAGGTAATTAAAAAAGAGATGACGCTAAAATGAGAGATATGCTTGAGCTTGTTGACCAGTACCTCAGCGATGCCGGTCTTTATGATGGGTGGACTTCTCAGCTTGAGTTCTGGAACGATACCGAAGTTGGCACAGACCGGTTTATGGTGCTGCAATCCAATGGCGGCACGAACGTAAGCAAAGACCTCAGCAATGATTATTATTTTTCGCTCTATATTGTCGGCCAGCAGGGTCAGTACAACATCGAAGAAACAAAGGCAAAAGCGCTTGATGTCATCGCATACATCAAAGAACATCCAGTTGATAGTTGTATTGGCATGATTCAGTTGCAGGCTCCGCTTGGTCGCCCTACGCTTACGACAGAGCAACGGCCTGTTTATGAGTTATTGCTGAGGGTTGTTTTTGGTGAGTGATGGTTCCCGCGACAGGATTCGAACCTGTAATCATCCGATTATGAGCCGGGTGCTTTAACCAGTTAAGCTAAACGGGAATTTGGTGCACCATACTGGATTCGAACCAGTTACCGATTGCTTAGAAGGCAATTGCTCTATCCTGATGAGCTAATGGTGCGTTGTGTTGTTGATTCGAATCTACACCACCAATCAAAACCTGTCAACATGATATAATGCGATTGTTTAGCTAAACACAGAGGATTCTAAACATGGCTATTTGTGCAAATGATAACGGCATCATCACAGGTCGCCAGTCTCTCATTGAGCTGGCTGATGGCTGCTGGGATGCTGTGCCAGCAGAGGAAGACTGGAAGTTTTTTGCTCCCATGACCTCAAAAGGCGTCGACTTCAGTCCAAGCACCACCACTTCAGAGGCTGATGATGGCGATGGCTTTGTCGCCACGCTGGTCACTACGGCAGACCTCACCATTTCCGGTGATTTTGAAGTTCGCAAGGCTGACAAGGCTGATGAGTATGGCGTGCACAACCTCATCAAATACTTTGTCACCGAAGTAAAAGCGCGTCGCCAGCCGTCGCTGTGGGTTCGCCAGACCACCGGTAATACTGTTGTCGTGGCTTACTGCAACATTACCGCTCTGAGCTACGATGGCGGCACCAACGACATCATCACCGGCTCTGTTGAATTCAAGCCGTATGATGGCTCTACCGTTGACGTGTCCAGCATCGAAGACCTGACGCTGACTACTGATATCAGCAAAACAAAAAGCGTTGCCACTGGCGCCACTCTGACGCTCGGTCCGGTGGTTGCGGCTGGCGGTGTAGAGCCTTATACCTACCAATGGTATAAAGGCGCCACGCCGATCAGCGATGCTAATACCAGCACGTTCACCAAGGCCACTGCTGCCGCAGGTGATGCTGGTACGTACTTCTGCCGCGTGATGGACTCGGCAACCAGTCCTGATTACGTTGACTCTACTAAGTGTGTCGTCACCGTGACCGGATAAAGAAAACCCCCGAAAGGGGGTTTATTTTTTCAGCAATGAAGATGCGTGGACTATTGAAGTGGCATCAATGACCATCACCGCTATCCTCACTACTAATCGCTTCATCAAGTTGCCGTCGCAACATGCACAGCGCACCATGCGGCATAAACTGATTAGCCATGCCATCGAATATCTGGCGGTTTAATTTATTATCAATGCGCGGCCTTATTGCAGACCAGCATGACCTGATTGCACGATTTACTGGTCGGCGGTCCAGCATTGCGAGTCGTGCAGCTAACTCAATGGTCACAAGCGCATCAAGATACTGTTCGCAGGCATAGCGATTTTCGTTATCCATCATCATTTACCATGGTTCTCATGAAAATCATACTTAACCTCCGCCTTTCTCCTTGCTTCAGCGGCCATATTTAAGTCAGAAAACAATCCAAGATGAATCTTTACGCCATCAACTTTTATGTTTGAGGCCCATTTTTTATGTTGTTTATCCCATGAAACACCAGTAACACCTGATTTGTTTGTCACCCTGAACTTCATGTTGTGATTATTCTCTTTTGGAGTGACAAGCCTGAGGTTATCTATCTTATTGTTTGTTTTATTGTGGTCTATATGATCAATCTGCATTCCGTCAGGAATTTTCCCATTATGCATTTCCCAGATGATGCGATGAACAAGATACTTGACGCCATAGATTCCAACAATCTTATATCCATTGCCTCCTACCGCCTTCACCTCGCTTCCGATTTTCACTCTGTTTGAGGTTCTTATCTTCCAGTAAATAGCCCCATCACAATAATAAAAAATATCTGACCAATCAGTTATTTTCATCGAATGTCACCCCTACCATTGCAAGTAATTTTTTCGCCATCAACTCGGCCTCATCATAGGTAAACCCGCAATCAACGTACAGGTCGATGTAAAATCTCAAATCAGCATCAGTCTCGTTCATATGTCAAACCCTCAATCACCTTATGCTTTCAATCTACGTCAGTTTCGCGCCCCCTGTCAATGGTATAATTACATCATTATGAAAACAGGATTTAGACATGAGACAACGCACACCGCTAACAGAAATCGGAGAGATGCGCATCTCCCTGGCTGACAAGTCTTTTTTCTTCAAGCCATCATTTGCGGCGATGAATGATCTTGGTTCACCGAAAGAGATTGTCGAGCTGTACGCTACGCTTAATGGCTATGAATACGCGGCCATACTCGGCGCCATTCAGTCATTGCCATATGGCGCGCAGATTCAGGTGGCAAAAATCCTGTCACGTCCTGCCTATGGCAAGAAAGTGCTCAGCGCCGCCTGTCTCATCATGCAATCCTGCTGCGATGATGATGTTTCGGTGCTCATTGGGTCATGGAAGCCGACTCTGCGCGGTGTGAAGTACATCACCGGAAGAATGCCAGTAAATGACATTATTATTATTGCTCGCAACCTGATGGAGCATGGCATCATCGGCAAGTCTCCGCTCAAGGTTCCTCAGCGCTCGGAAAACCAAAAGCGTACAACCAGTGAGTTGAGAATGTCGGATTACATCATCTCAGCTCGCACCCATTTCGGAATCACCCGTGAGGAAGCCGAAGACCTGACCATGACCGAGTATCAGCAGATGATAAAATCAAAATACCCGGAACCGGAAGGCATGACGCGCGAGCAGTATGATGCGTCTTATGAACGGGCCAAGCTGAATAAACAGAAACTGAAAGAGAAAGCCGCCAGAAAGGCCGCTAAAAGCAAAGGAGCAAAATAATGGCAGAAGAAGTTGGCGGCATTGTCTATGAGGTTGGCATTGATACATCTCAGTTAGCGGCTGGCAGTCGTGAAATAGAGTCAATGCTAAATGACCTTAGTGGGAACATGGGGCGGCTCGAGGCCAGTGTAAACAGGACGGAGCGCTCTATAAGCTCAATGGAAGGAACCATGTCGAGCCTCACCGGGGTTGCAAAAGGCTTGCTTGCCGCGCTCTCTGTGCAACAGGTCGGAGCCTACGCTCAGGCGTGGCAGGATATGAGTAACAAACTCTCTAACGCCGTCAGAGATTCGGTTCCGCCGTTTGAAACCCTTGCCGATGTAACTAATCGTGTTTTTGATATCGCGCAAAAAACACGCTCAGGACTGGACGCAACGGCCACCCTGTACGCCAGACTTGAGAGGTCTACCAGAAGCTATGGTGTAAGCGTGGAAGACCTGACAAGGCTGACAACAATAATCAATCAGGGTTTTGTTGTATCAGGAGCGTCAGCTGAGGAGGCGAGCAACGCAATTATACAGCTTGCACAAGGCATGGCATCTGGCGCCCTTCGAGGAGATGAGTTTAACTCAGTAAACGAGCAGGGAAACCGGCTCATGATAGCTCTTGCCGACTCTCTTGGCGTTGGGATTGGCGAGCTTAGAAATATGGCCGCCCAAGGCAAATTGACAACTGATGTTATAGTTAATGGCCTTCTTTCGCAGGGAGACAGTATTGGGAGGGAGTTCGCCAAAACAACTTCTACCATCAGCCAGTCTCTGGAGATAGCCGGAAATAACGTTGCAAGATTCTTTGGGGAAAACGCAACGGTAAAAACAGGCGTAAAAATCTTTAGCGACTCAGTGATACTGGCCAGTGAAAACATTCAGGCTCTCGGTACAGCGCTAACCATTGTAGCTGGCGTAATGGGGAGCCGTTATGTTGGCGCGCTGGCAATGTCCACTGCCGCGAAAATATCAGATATAGCAGCATCAAGACAGCAATTAATAGCTGAGAACCAGCAGGCACAATCAGCACTTGTGGCTGCAAATTCCGCGCAGAGGAAGGCTTTAGCTGATAAAGAGGCGGCGCTATCATCTCTGGCGCTTGCTCAGGCTGAATATAACGTAGCAAAAGGCAGTGCAGCCGAGATGCTGGCGCTTGATGCTCTGGTTGCAGCAAAATCAAGAGCTAGTGCCGCGTCACTATCCCTTGCTCAGGCTGAAAACGCACAGGCTACGGCATCAGCGAGAGCAGCATCCGCGGCAAGCGCTGCATCGGTAGGAATTGGCCTTGCCAGAGGTGCTCTTTCATTGATAGGCGGGCCAGCAGGCGCGGCGATGTTAGCAGCGGGGGCAATATTTTACTTTTGGCAGAAAGCACAGCAAGCCAGAGAAGAAGCAATCCGCTTTGCCGATAGTCTGGACAAAGTAAACGACTCAATGAAGGCGATGAATAATACCCAACTCAGGGGGGTGATAGCTGACGCCAATATTTCAATTTCGGCGCAAAAGGATACTGTGAGAAATCTGCAAAGTGAAGTTGATGCACTTCGTGAGAGGTATCTCAGCTTCACCCCCGCCGCGCAAGAGGTGGCAGAATCTCTTGGTCAAGGGTCGCAATTTGCTTCTGATCAGGAAAGGGTGCTCAATGAATTAAATAAAAAATCAAGAGATTTAGCTGATGCTCAGGATAAACTAGCAAGAACTCAGGACACGGCAGCAGAAGCAAGCAGAACCCTAACAAACAACATGCTTACCTCAATGGGGGTACATGATGGCCTGATTGAGAAAGGCTCGACTCTTGAGGGAGTGCAGGGGGCGGTGGCAAGAGCATTTGGATTGACTGCCGATGAGATAAACAGAGCAAACCAAGCCGGGCAAAACTTCAACCCCAAATCCTTGCAGGTGTCAGCCCCAACAAAAGAAGCTGATAAGATGATTCTCAGTCTTGAGGAGCAGGCTCAGCTTTTAAAAATACAGGATGAAAGACAGAGGGCGGTAACAAAAGCACGACTGGAGGCTCAAAAGGTAACTGATAACCCCAATCAGATAGCTAGAGCTGCTGAACTTGCGGGCCAGATATATGATTTAAATGAGGCTGAGAAAGCAAGAGAAAAAGCGCAAAATGATTCTCAATCAGCGGCCCAAAAAGCCGCCACAGAGCAGGAGAATATCGCTAATAAACTTGAGCAACTCCGCCAGAAGTCACTGTTTACCGCTGAAAGTACAAGAGAGCTTAGCCGTGAACAGTCAATACTGGCTGCTCAGCAATCCCTTGGCAAGGGCGCCACTCAGGAGCAAATTAACCTTGCCGGGCAATATGCGGCTAAAGCATGGGATAATGCCAACGCGATAAAGGCGCAGGCAGAAGCGGAGAAAAAAAGAGTCGAAGCTGTCAAGGGGTTCGCTGCATTAAAATCGCAGACATCACCAATGTTTGCTGTTGAAACAAATTATCAGAAAGATTTAGCAGCGCTCAATGCTTACGCAGTAGCTTACCCGCAAAAGATAGCGGAGGTTGAGCAGGCCAGAGCAGCTATTGAGGAACAATACCGCCAGCAGCGTCTTGATGCCATGTGGCAGGAGTGGAGCCAGCAGAACGCGGCTACGCAAGCGGCCGCTGCTGCATTTGATGCTTTTGGGCAAACCGCAAGCAATGCCTTAACTGGCGTTCTGACTGGCTCAATGTCTGTTAGCGAGGCGCTACAGTCAATCGGCAGCACTGTATTGAACGCTGTGATTAACTCATTCGTTCAGATGGGCGTGGAGTGGCTTAAATCGGTGATTATGGGTCAGGTTGGGATGACCGCAGCCGCAGGAATGGCGGCGGCTCAGGCTCAGATAATTGCAGCGGCAATGGCACCAGCAGCAGCAATGACCTCACTTGCTACAGCTGGTGCGAACGCAATCCCTGCACAGGCTGGCATTGTTTCCACCGTTGGTGTAGCTCAAGCAATGTCGGTTGCTGGAGCATTGAAGAATGGTGGACCTGCGCAGGCTGGCTCAATGTATCAGGTCGGCGAGAACAACCTCCCTGAAATCTTCCAGGCCAGCAATGGCAATCAGTACATGATACCCGGGGACAACGGAAAGGTTATCAGCAATAAAGACCTTACCGGCGGCGGCAGTGGTATCATTATTTATAATAATGTCACCAATAACAGCAGCGGAGCAACAACAACTACCAGTGCCAGAGACAATGGAGATGGGTCTGTTACAATTGAGACGATTGTGGCAGATATCGAGGCTGGCGGGCCGATATCAAACGCGATTACCAGCCATACTACTGCAACCAGAAGGGCAACAGAGTAAACTATTTGACCCCGCTATTGCGGGGTTATTTTGTCTATCTCCATCATCAAGTCAGGAGTTCTAATCACCCACTCTGTACATCCATCAAAACCAGAAAGACCAGCCGATTTAAATTTGCTGTGAAAGTGCGACTCTATTTTTGCAGCATTAAATCCAGTTGTTTTTATCATCTTGATGACATTGAATTGGAATGGGGTATTTTTTGTTAATCTTCTAATCCTTTCAATTTTGTTGTGCGTGACGCCAATTTTAATCACCCCCAAAGACACAGACTCAAGGAAGTAAACATATGCTTTTTTTGTTGTTCTTTTGAATCCGTATTCTGCGCAATCCGGGCAACCCTGTCCATTAAGATGATTTGACGGTGCCTGCATGAAAACCCCATGCTCTTTGCAGGTGATGGCAACACTTTTGTTAGCTGATGTATAATCAACAAGAGAGTAATCATATTTGTTACCATGAACGGTGGCTGCTTTTATTACAAACTCTATAGTATTTGATCTGGTGCCTCCGCCGCAAAAATGACAACCGTGCCCAACCAGGTGCTTTTTCGGTGACTGCATGAAGTCACCGTGTATTCGGCAACAAATAACCATCTTATTAGATGTGTTTTTGTACGTATCTTTTTTATATGAATATCTTTCACCATGCACACTTATTGCTTTGCTAACGAAGTCATCGAAGGTCATCCTCCTTGAAGACGTAACTATATCCCTAGCGCAATAATTACACCCAAATCCATACATGTGGTTAGATGGCGTTTGCTCAAAATCACCATGCATTGGACAGGTGATAATTACCTTTTCCTTTGAGTTAACGTACACGGATTTATCATAAATGTATTTGTCACCATGTACCGCTTTAGCTTTGGCAATAAATTCTTCGGTAGTTAGCTTGCGCATCATTGAATCCTCGGTTAAAGGTGGTTTGAAGTGATGCAGCAGGCGATAACCAATCGCTTTTCGTCTGGCCGGACTAGCTGCACTGTGATTGTACCATCAACGTGCTAAAATACAACAATACAAAATGGAGACCGCCATGCCTATACCTTACCCGAGCTGGTTGCCTTTAGCGCAAAGAGCCAGCAAAAACCTAACGTTTCAGACTCCTTTCAGAAAGGATACGCCAGCTGTTGGCGCACCAATATTTCAAAAGTTAACTACCGATGTTGCAGTAACATGGAGTTTGACGTGGGTTTTTACTCTGGAGCAAGACCGGGCTTTCATGCAGTGGTTAAGGAGTCCCAAGTATCTCAATAAATGCAACGAATGGTTTACAATGGATGTTGATCTTGGAGGTAGTGGAAGACAAAACCAGACATTGCATTTTACTGACTATCCAGTTCAAACCAGCATCAATGGTGGCGTCGTGACATGGACAGGAAATGTGATAGCAAAAACGCTAAACAATAGCGATGATGATTATGATGACATTATCGTAGAGTATCCACCAAACCAAAGATTGTGGCTTGATGAGATTGTTAACAGAGACTGGCCGGAGTATCCATAATGCCAACATTGCGTGAATACCAGTCGAAAAGGCCAAACTGGAAGCTGTATGACACCATAACCTTTTATCATTCTTCATTTGGTTACGTCCGACTAGTTGGCAACGAGTTTTCTGATATTGTACTTGGCGGTCAGACTTACCAGCCAGTGCGCATGGACGTAACCAGAAGTCAGCAATCAAACACGCCGGTAATCAATGCCACGCTGAAGTTTGCAAGACTGGCTAATGACTTTAAGCAATATTTAAAGTTATGGTCAGGGTCTGGACGCATTGAGCCTATCACTGCGTTATACCAGCGTTTTGACGAGACTGACAAAAACACACCATTAAAACCATATACGCTTTATGTTAACGATGTGACGCTTGATCAGTCTGATGTAACGGTCTCCATCTCCATAAAAAACCCAATCAATGGAAACGTGGCAAAACTTTATGACATCACAGAATTCCCCGGACTGCGTACCGTTTGACGATTTTGAGCGGCTGATGGCTGGAAAGCCATATGTTGACAGATGCTGTCACGTTGATGCAGTGGACTGCTGGGGTCTGGTAGTGCTGTTCTATCGCCTGTGCATGAATGTTAATGTCCATCATGATGATTCATACTCAAATGGCGGCGATTTTGTTACGTGTTTCAATGGGGAAGTTTCATTCTGGAAAGACACCGATCGGCCAAAAATTGGCGATGTGGTGGTCGCATATCGCGGGAGTCATCCGGTACATGTCGCGCTGTGGTGGGGTCGTGATAAAATACTGCATGCGCGAGAGAAAACGGCAGTCAAGACAGACCGCCTTAAAACACTCGAAAAATTATCAACAAAATTAAGGTTCCTGACTTATGCCGGTTATTCACATTCAGAAGATGCCAGGAGTTCCAAAAGAGACGGGTAATGTTCCTGCTGGCACAAATCTGTGGAGATGGCTGGAGAATTCCGGTCTTCCATCTGACATCAGGATTGCACTGAATGGCCGCATTTTTGGCCATGATGATGAATTGTCGATATCGTTAAAGCAAAACGATATTGTTAACATTTACTGTCAGCCTCGAGGCGCCATTGGCGACCTTATCAGCACGATACTCAAGCCTGTAACGAAGGTGCTTTCTTTTCTGTTGCCGAAAGCATCAACGCCGTCAATCAACTCAGAAACATCAAAGTCATCGCCAAACAACTCACTCAAAGCTCAGACAAACACGGCAAGAAATGGTGAGGCCAGACCTGATAATTTTGGGCAAGTCAGGAGTTATCCAGACCTGATTCAAGAGTCACTTTTTGAATACATAAATAACATAAAATATGTTACAGAAATAATGAACTTCGGGCTTGGGAAATACACCGTCTCATCAGTCAGGTATTCAGAGTCAAACCTTGGCTCGCTTGCTGGTGCATCATATACAATATATAACCCTGGAGAAATTATACCTGTGATATATGAGCCTTATGCTTTTGATGATGTTGATGGTCAGGAATTATACGGACCAAATGAGTTGAGTGTTGACCCTCCTCCAGTGCAAATTGAGACAGCTACCACGACAACGGTAAGTGATTCCGACTTTGCATCCGGAGAGCTGCTCATAAAAATACCAAAAAATAGTGATTTCGACTATTTTGTAGACCTTACCATGCCGCATGCTGTTGTTTTTGAACTAAACATAACCTACCCAACTCCTGGGGGTAGCACAACAGCGGATGTTACATTATCTGGAAACCTAACATTCGCGGAAGAAAAAAATGATGGATTAATACCTCCTGTGGATTACTGGTACGAATTTACAATAAACTCAATAAATTATGGCGGAGCGCCAATCTCATCCCTTGATGGGGTTACAATAAATAATACGTTATTTTCATTAACTGACAATCAACCGCTGGTATCTGGCCCATATTTCTCGCCAATAGAGGGGGGTGAGCTTTGGGTGCATTTCATAGCACAACTTGGAGATAAAGACTATGCAAATGTGAAGATTGAGTGGTGGAAAGTCGATGATAACAACGAGCAAATACCAGAGACAAAGGAGGAGCATTTTTTTGAAACTGGAGCAGCACCAAGGACAGACAATTACTTTTACACAATAAAATTAACCCCATCAGCTGGATTCGGGAGATATGCAATACAGTTTTCAAGAACCAACAACAGCAATGACCACTCAATCATTCAGGTTGACGAGGTTCACACAATAATAAAGAGGGAAAATGTATCCTATCATGATGACACAATTGTTAAGGTAGTTGTTAGAGCGACAGAAAACGCCACCGGGAGCAGGGAGAGAAAGTATAACGCGCTGATCACCCGCTGGACTATCGGATACAATAGAACAACCGGGACAGTCGACTATACGTTAAGGCCATCAAGAAGTTTTGCAGATTCAGTGCTGCATAACTGGCTTATTACCGCTGGTCAGTCTGAGAACACCATTGACGTTGGAAGGCTCTATGAAATAGCTGATTCGCTGCCTGATGAGCGTCTTGGGTACTTTGATTACACCTTTGACGATGATGATAAGTCCATTGGTGAGCGAATTCAGACCATCTGTGATGCAGCTCGCGTAACGGTGTTTTGGGATGATGGTGTTTTATCTTTTTCAAGAGATGAGCAAAAATCAACCCCTGAAACTGTGTTTAATACCAGAAACACGCAGGCTGATGGCTATAAAATGTCTTATGACATGACTTTGCCGGGGTCATATGATGGCGTAAGTGTTCAGTACCGCGACCCAAACACCAATAAACAGGCTTACGTTTATTATAAAGTGGGCACTTCTGGTATCGAACCGGGAGAGCCAACTAAGCCGAAAAAATTCGACATGCTATATGTTCGAAACCTGTATCAGGCAACAGACCGGGCCATGCTTGAGTGCAATCGTCTGATGTACTCACGCCGAGGGATGGAGATAAAGGCGCTTGCTGATGGCGAGTGGGTGAACATTGGCGATATGATTTCTGTTGTCGACATTTATGATTCAGTGCAGCAGACTGGCGTTATCCGCTCAAGGTCTGGAAACGTATTAACCACCAGCGAGCAACTCACAGCAAGCAGTGGCTTGTTTGTAGTTATCACTGGCGCCAATGGGAATGTGTCAGAACGTCTGGCTTGTACTGTTACTGGATTGAACACATTCGAATGCGCATTGCCATCTGACTTCGAGTTAAACATTTTTGATGGTGTTAATGTTCAGTCAGAATCAAGATATGCCATCTCAACAGAGGTTGAGCTTGACTCTACGCTATGGACAGTAAGTCAGAAAACTCCAGGTACAGATGGCACAGTGTCTCTAACCGTAACTGAGTACAATGACGCCATGTACGCCTACACCAACCCTGTTGCATGATACAATAGGGCAATTAATGATTATGGAGATTGCAGCCAATGGCTACTACCCCAACTAACAATCCAGTCCCATCAAACGACCTGAATGATTTTAGATTCAACTGCGAAAAAGTTGATGAGATTGTAAATTCAGATAGTGAGAAATACACTGATAGATTAGGTGTAGAAAGATATACCATTGATGGTGTAAGAAAAAATCTTATTCCTCTTGGTAAGCAATATATGACGCTATCTGATGCACAGGCTGATATTGCTAATATACCGGTTAACTCTTACACCTATGTGCGAGACGCATCTGGCGCTGCTCTTGCTTCCGAGTACCAGAATGTCGCCGGGGTATTAACAGCGACTGGCCGAAAAATGCCGTCGTATGACTCAATAAAAAGATCAAATATCCTTTTTGACACATTCAATGAACAATCATCAGCACAGTTAACTTTTGCTAATTGGGACTGGTATAAAGGGGCGACCCCAACTTTTTCAACAAGCGACTCTAATCTACCGCTTCCAACACCTGTTATTCAAGCTTCTGGTGTAACATCGTTTGATAAATATTACGATGTGTCAAAATTACAGGTAAAACCAGGAGACACTTTAGCTTTCTCTGTTTTGGTATGGTTCGAGAACGCTGGAGGCAAGTTACAGATTTATTGGCTTGATTCAGCAGGAGCAACCATCACTACAGGGGAAGCATCTCCACTGGTTGCTGGCATATCCTCTCCGGTTGTGGTCATTGCTGTGCCATCTGGCGCATCATCCATACGAATTCGGGTGCAAAACACTGTGTCAGGGGCGTTCAAAATCGGCGCCTATGCCGCAGCTATTGGTGATGTTACTCCTGAATTCACAAGGTCTTTCCCTTCAAAAGCGCACCAGGAGGCATTGGGTACCCCTGATAACCTCGTATACGACCCATTTGGCGAAATGCTGGCAGTACGTCCAAAACAAGGACTTCCTGCAGGTGTTGTGGATGCAATGAGTTATGCCGGAACCCTGATCCAGAACAGCACAAATTCTCCATGGGGTAAAACAGGTATCCAGAACGCGGCCGGGGTGGGTTCTGACCGCATAATCTCTCTCAGCTCGATGGGCGTTAAGCCAGGAGACACTATCACTGTCCGTCTGGCGGCCTGGTTCGCATCAACGGGTGGCACGTTTCAGGTTTTCTGTCGTAATGCATCCGGAGCACTTTCCTCGGCAACTATTGCCGCATCAGCATCCGGCTTTAATGATGGAAGTACCACGCTGACAATACCAGCATCAACGACATACCTTACGCTTCGCGCATCAGGGGCTATGGTCAAGGAGCTGGTTGCCATAGGTGTAGCTTTCGGACGATCTCGCCCTGAGTTTATTTACGGTAGCCTTCCAGCAGAGTATTCAGGGTACCAGCGCCAGCAGATTAACCTGTGGCCTGATCCCTGGTATCGCCGCTACGAATGTGGCGAAACAAGAATAGACGGATGGGGACCAGCTCAGGTTGCCGGGGTTTCGCTTCCGGCCTATGTTGGCGATTATTCAGGTAGCCCTTTCCTGCGAAAGAAATCACTGATTATCCCGGTTGGTGGTGGCCAAACAGATATCAACATCTCGGCTAAACGACTTGGGCTTCGCGCAGGTGATTCACTGACAGTAGCACTTGGAGTAGTAGCGTCACAGGCTATCAACCTAGCTGCTTATTTCCGAACCTCATCCGGGGCAGTAATCAGCGACTCGACATCTCAACTGTTTCAGTTTCCATCGCAACAGTACCAAACGCTTGTGAAAACAATCACTATTACCCAAGCGATTGTGGATACTGCAGGTTATCTCCAAATAAGGCTGATGAATGCTCAGACAGTAGGCGCTGCTGGCGTCTATGTTGTTGCCAGGGGGCTTTTTGTCGGAAACGGATCGCCAGTTCTTAGCGATGACACCTATCAGCAGGATTCCGACCATTATTTGGAGAAAACATATACTCTGAATAGAGATTCGCTCCGCGAGACGCATAAACGTCTTATGAGCAGAAAATTATCTCAATCTGCAACATTGGTTACGGCTCATATAGGTGATAGCTGGACTCACCTGTGGAACCGTTGGAGTGGTATATTTGCCGGAAAAATGCAGGATGACTACGGAAGTGCTGGTATTGGATATATCGGCTTTGGCTATCCGTCTGAGGCTGGTTTCGGGCAGTACAACGGCAATATACTTGGTCAGATAACTTTGACCAAAACAGGAACATGGACTCCGACATATGCGGCAGCACAGAGCGCAGATATTTGTAGCGTCTCGTCTTCTGATACCACCGCTACTTTCAGGGCGAACGGTATACCGGCAAACGCATCGTCAGTCCGCCTTTTTGCTAAACCGCAGGGGAGTGTTAAATACAGCACAGATGGTGGAGTTAACTGGACAACTATCGACCTGAGCACGTTCACTGACCTTGCGGTTGTCAGTCTCACGGTGCCTGCAACAGCTTTCAATATCTGGTTCAGTCCGGTATCAGGAACCGTTGAACTGTACGGCCTGGATGTGCAGACCGCTACAGATGGTGTCCGGTCTCACAAGCTGGGTGCGACGGGGAGTTCTGCTAAACAATGGGCTGCGCAAGTTACCAGTGCAACATGGCAGGCTGCACTCACCGCGCTGGCCCCCAACCTGGTGACTATCCTACACGGGACGAACGACCAGACATCCTCGCGCGACCCTGCGGCGTTTGCTGCCGATATTCAGACGATAATCACAGCAGTTCGCACCGCATGTCCATTGTCTGATGTCCTGGTGATCATGCCATGTGAAAACCAGAGAAATAACAATGTGGCAATGGCTGCTTATGCGTCAGTGGTAATGGAAGTTTGCGCGCTAAACAGGGTGGCTTACCACAATCTTCAGATCGATTATGGCGATAAGCCTTCTGATTATGCGTCAACCTCTCCGCGCAACTGGTTTAACGCAGATGGAATACATCCTGACCCCGCGACTGGAGGTGGACTTCCTATAGTTTCTGCTGTATTAGGTCTTGTTTAAATAAAAAGGGCCGCAAGGCCCTTTTCTCCTTAAAAAGGAATATCATCATCAAAATCCATCGGCGGCTCGTTTACCGGTGGTTTTTGTGTGCTTGATGTTTGCTGAGGTTTACCCCATCCTGTTTGCTGATTGCTTCCTGACTGTTGGGGTTGTTTTGATTGTTGGTTTCCATTATCACTTGATTTACCACCAATCATTTGCATGACGCCGTTCATAGGCTGCAAGACGATTTCAGTGGTGTATTTTTCAACTCCGCTTTGGTCTGTCCATTTTCGAGTGCGTAATTTACCTTCTACATACACCTGAGAGCCTTTGCGCAGGTATTCGCCAGCCACCTCTGCCAGCTTTCCGAAGATAACTACACGATGCCATTCAGTTTGCTCTTTCTTTTCACCTGTGGCCTTGTCATTCCACTGTTCTGATGTTGCCAGAGACAGATTGCACACAGCGCCGCCAGATGGCATATATTTAACCTCAGGGTCTTGTCCGAGAGTGCCCAAAATGATTACTTTGTTGATTCCGCGAGATGCCATAATTTACCCTTAAAAGTTTTCGATGTTCTGTTGAGATGTTGATGGCTTCTCTTCGTTTGCAGATGACACAGGCGCATCTGCTTTCTGGAGTTTTGCCGGGTTGAAATCGTCCTGCGGTGTGATAGTTACCGCTGCTGGCGATTCATCATTAATAAATGATTCAATGCGCTCATACTCTTCTGCTGATGCCTTCAATGTAGGCCAGATTGCACGAATTTTTGCTTTCACTGAATCAGGCAAGTTAACTGCCTCGGCAGTTAACGCAGCAACGCCTTTTGACGCAGTCATTTGAAGTTTAGAGCGCCAGTGCTCAAACTCTTCGTCGACCTTGACACCTGAATCCACCCATTTAATTAAGCCTCGCCCATGAGCCTCGCCTAAATATCCTTCGTGTACACTATCACGGCCTGAATCAAAGAAAATTGGGCGCAACTCTTCTGGTAGCTTGGTAAATTCCTGAATTTTTCCATTATCATACATCATCATGCTTACTGTCATTTCAAACATAAAATCTTTTTCGCATACAGCATGCAATCCGAGGGATTCAGGTTTCTTGGGGTTTTTAAAGCTCGTTTTTTCTCTGGCGCGTAAACATACAATGATATGCATATTGCTCTGCAAAAGAGCGCTCATGAATTTTTTATGTTCAGACTTGGCTCGCTTCCAGTCTGCCATTGCCTTACCCTGCAATAGTGGTTGCTCTGCAATATCATTGCATCCGCCTTCACCTTCCCATTCGTGCGATCCTGAATCAATAACCAGAACCTTAACGCCAGCCTCCTGAAATTCCTCGATAGCCTGGCGGTAACGGGCAGGGCTAAATGGCGCATAAAGATCAGCGTGCATAAATGGACCGTCAAGCTCTCCAGAATAAAGCCTTCCGCGACCATTTTCAGAGTCGAGAAATCCAATTTCTTCTGGTTTATCGACCATACCTCGCGCCATCTTTAGTGCCGTAAGTGTCTTACCGCTACCAGACTGACCTGAAATGCCAATCACTACACGAGAACCAGAGCGCTCTGCTGGCTTAATGTTTAAAATACCCATCACTTCACCTCATTTACTATTAATTACAGATTAAATTGCTTTTTGAACCACTCAGGCGTCTCCATTTCGATGACCGGATTACCCATTGAGTAACCGGGCCATGAATTGGCTTTTTTGCATGCCTTGTAGATTTCCATCGCGCTGCGCAGCTGAATGCGACCAATGCGTAACTGCTCATCCGTCAGACGAATCAGTGCAGGGATGAATGGAGACTTTTTCTCCTGCACCAAAAGGTTTACCGAGCGAGGAGCATGCCCATAAGCCTCTACAAACATGTCGTGCTGCATCGCCATCTTCATAAAGTACCCGAGACGCGCTGCATGGCGGAAAAACTCATCAGGCTTTGCGCTCACCGATGTTTTGTAGTCGATGATATCGCCACCGCGAGTAAGGCAGTCAAAGCGTACTTTTGATGGCTCGCCAAGCAACTCACCGAGAATTGACACCTCGGAATAAGCACCAGAAAGCAGGCTGCTGTAATAGCTGTTTGCATGGATTACGGCGCGCATCTGCATGATGGCGTCATAATCATCGCCTTCCAGCAAAATTCTTCCTTTTGCATTGAGTTCAGCAAATAGGCGCTCTTCATCATAGATTCTAACTGGCTCACCAGTTGAGCGGATGATTTTAATCACCTCAGCCTTTGTTTTGCCAGAAAGCCCCTTAATGCCGCGCTCTTTCGCCCATGAGTTCATATCGCTCACAGTAACAAGCAGTTCCGCGCCGAAATCCTCTTTCGTCGGCATGCGGGCATATTCTGCTTCGAAGCGCTCAGGCTCAAGCAGGGCTGTATGGCTTCCTGTGCCGAAGACAAGAGCCTTTGACTGCTCATCTTCTTCGTCTTTGTAGCGCCACGCTGCCGGACAGCGGTCATAGATGTTCCACAGACCAGAGCCATTGATGTGCTCTGTGTCAGCGTGGTACTGCTCGTTACTGAGTTCGTTGTTTAAATAAACTTTCATCCATCACCTCTTTTTATTGTTAAATCAATCTACATCAAACCACGTCATTCATCAAGCCCAAAATAGAATAACGTCGCTCTTTTTATCCCTTCAAGACCATAAGCAATAGCGCCAAAGTGACCCTCTGCAATGGCGCACTCAAGAACCTCAATCTGCGATGGCGATACCTTTGATTTTGTCTTATCACGCCTCTTCAGCTCAATCAGGCCGCATTTATGATTAATGCCGTGAGTTAGTATCACATTGTCGCTTACACCGCTCCTGACGCCCATTTTGCGGCGTTTTTCGACGAATTGAGGGCCACTCTTTGTTCCTGTCTCATTAGGGACATGAAACCACAGGACATCAGGAAATCTGTGTTGCATCCAAAGGCCATACCCCATCTGGTCAGTCTCTTCTTTAGGGCATTCTCCACGATAACCACTGTCGAATACCCATATCCCGCTATCAAGCTGCTTCAATTTGTTCTCCTATGAAATCCTTGCGGTGGATGACATCGCGGCCCTTATCGTTAAAGCGATGCGTGATGCGTTTAGGTGCTCTGATTAACCCGGCGTAATGCATGAAAGTCTTCGCATCATGACAGTCCATCATTTTCTTCATCATTGATTTATCTTCCAGATGCGGAAGCAGAGCTTTCATTTTAAACATGTCGCGCAGGTGCTTTGGCTTGCCTCCAAACGGATAAAACACTTCATTTGCCCAGCCGGTCTTGCCATCAGCTTTTACCACCAGGTAACGATAAAGAACCCCTTCAGCGTCTTTGGTGAGCTCTACTTTGAATTCTTTTACGTCAGTCCATTCATTATCCGTATAAGCGCGCTCATTCAGCGCCGCATTAGGGTCGCGCAAAACGTGATCGCATTGACGGCAATAACGAGCTGTCGGGTCGTTCTTTGTTCCACATCCATCATCAAAAATGCGGATGCCGTGCTTGTCAAAACCACAGCGAATGAAGCTGAAAAACTCTTCGCATCGTCCGTCTGGCGATGTTGCATCTTTACCGATGCAGCGCCGTGCATATGGGCTGTTCATCGTCTGGCATTTAGGGCATGGAATCTGCTCTCCACTGCGCTTGGCGCGCTGTGCTTCTGCTTCCTCAAGGATGGGATCTTCGTAGAGTTGTCCAAGCTCAAACATTGTTCCCGAGAAATCGAGAACTAGATGATCTTCTTTATGATACCCTGCTTCTATGTGTTCTTTTTTAAGTAGTCGCATACCCCTGCCCAATAATTGGACAAGAAGAGTTAACGACATTATTTTCCTTAGTATGACGCTTACATCCCACAAAGGTATGTTTACACCTGTTGTTAACGCCGCAATTTGGAATGTGTATTTTATTTTTCCAGTGTAGGCATCTTTTAGAGCCTTACGGCGAGCTTTCATGCCCATATCTTCAGTTACTATCGCATAGCTTCCTTCTGGTAAATATTTAGCGGCTTCCAAGCAATGCTTTTTCCCGGCACAGGTAATCAATACACCATTTCTGTCTTTGGTAAGCTCCATGACCTTCATCATTATTTTTTGAGTAAGAGTGCCTTGTTCTAATATTTCCTTCTGCATCTGTTTTAGTTGCTCAGCGGTAAAGTCTTGAGTTCCATCAACATCCGAACCGTGAAAATCAGAAAGGTCATACTGTAAATCATCGACATCATGAAGGCCGAAGATTGTTGGGACAACAAATCCTCGATCGACCATGTACTTTGTATCAATGTTTATTATTTCGTGCTTCCAGTAGGCACCCTTCATTGACTCAGTGCCACGGAAAGGGCTTCCAGTAAAAGCGATAGTGATCATGTCGTGTCCATACTTTTCTTTGCAGCGCCGGTTTAGTTCAGTGAGTATTACTCCATACTGAGTTGTTGGGTTGTCACTGACTACATCCTGCCACGGGACCTGATGCCCCTCATCGCAAAGGCAAAATCTAGGTGTGTAATCTGAAAGGTCTGATTTTTTAATCACTTCACCAGATTCGTTTTTCTTGTCAAAAAGAGCATTTATAATTGTTCCTTCTGTTGCGCAGATTATTGGGTAAGCAGTGCTCTTTCTTCCTAGCGATGCACTATAAAGTGAGTTCTTAACTCCAAAATTCCAAAGCTCACTTGCATCCTGGTCGATAATCTCAGACTGTCTAGCTATTACCAGACCTTCCCACCCCATATCCTGGAATCGACTGCACAGCATGGAAATCATTACCGTCTTACCTGATGAAACTGACGCTGTTACGTAGCTAGGCTTGGGGTCTTTGCCAAAATTACGAATAACCTCTGCGCACTTGGCATACACCAGCCACTGGTAATCATATGGCTCTATGAGTCCAGGCTTGATAGATTGCTTTAACTTTTCAATGTCAAGCTCTGCAATCATTTTGTCTATTTTATGCATAACTCACCCTAAATTAACAAACTCTTTATGGTTAACCACCATGAATTCACTAATCGCCTTCTCTGCTGATTCTATGGTATCAAACAATCCAATATGAACCCTCTTCTTGTTTATTGAGGTTTGCGCTCGCCATTTGTTGCATCTTTTATCAAAATGCACGCCTTTTACTCCGGATTTATTTGTTGATTTCTTTTTCATGTTGAACATGTTTTGTTGATGACTGGAAATTCTAAGGTTGCAAATTCGATTGTCTGATTTATCACCATTTATATGGTCTATTTCATGACCATCGATATCTTCTCCATAAACATAAATCCACGCCAATCTATGCGCGAAAACAGCCTTGATCCAACCCTTATTTTTATGTACCCACGTGAATTTTTATATCCAGCAATATCTCCTGGATTGACATTTCTTGAGTTGCCATTAATCCAGGTAAACACCCCAGTGCCAGGGCTGTAATCAAGAACCTGCATCAGCCTTTCCCGTGAAATTTTTACTCCTTCTTTCTTCCCTGAATTTTTTAAGCCTGCATCCTGAGCAGCAGAACTCAGCTCTTGATGTTCCATGAAATTCTCTCCCGCAGTGTTTGCACTTCTTCAATGTGATAGCCATTTGTTAACCTCAATATTAAACTCAGTTGCGTTTCATGTCAAGAACGCTTGCGCGTTTCATGTGAGTAAATTACAATGAATCTACATCATAGTCAACTGGAAGAAATTATGCGATACGACTGGAAGGATATAGAGCCTTTAATGGTAGGTAACTGGGAGGCTGCTCTACTCTCAATAGTGAATATTGACAGGAATGTTTTTAATGGAAAGCATCAGCCATGCCCTCATTGCATGGGTAAGGACAGGTTTAGGTGGGATAACAACTTCGAAACAAAAGGTGACGGCGGCGCCATCTGCAACCAGTGCGGAAACGGCAGCGGAATCACCTGGCTAATGAAGCTGTCAGGAATGACGTTTCCTGAGTCAATGGAAGCACTGGCCGGATTTCTTAACATGCATCCAAGAGAAAAACTTGAGGCGATTAGAAAGCAACTTCCGAAGGTCAACCATGCTTCTGACTACCTGACAGAGGCAGAAGTGGCGGCCATAATGGAAAAAGCAGGAGGCGACACCATAACCGGCAAAACTGGTGAACTGGTGGCGATACCACTCTATATGGCTGGAACTATGACGCCATGCAATGTGGCTTTTATGGCTGATGATGAAACCGTTTCATTTCGAGCGGGGTTCAGCCATGAATACACTCGCGGAAGGCTAACGCGCGGCGCAGTGACACCCATCGGCGATAAGACGGAGTGGACATACCTTGTGTCCAATTACTTTGACGCATGGCGAGCGCATCGGCTTACCGGCGCCCATGTCTGGTGCTGCTGGTCTCCTGAAAACATGTGGGAAGTTGTGCGCAATGTGAGCGATGAGCAGCGAGCCAAACTACGCTGTATCATTAATAATAATTTCGATGAGGTATGCGCAGCCGAGAATGCAGATATTCCGATACTGATTACTGATGATGGTCATGATATTCGTTACAGCGGCGCCATCAGAAAAAGACTATATAAACCAGAAGAGCTATTTGAAGCACTAAAAAATAAACCCTCCTGATGGAGGGTTTTTGTTACTCAAGATTGTACTTTTTGACGGCAGCATCAATAGCCTTGCAGCAGTGCCTTATTGCTCTCATTTTTGTGTTTGATTTGCCACACGCATGTATCTGGTGAGCACCGTCATGGAGATAAATTAAATCAGTAGCGATGGCTCTCCAGTCATTATCGTGAGACGTAACTCCACGCCTAAAGCAAAGAAAATAATGACCATTAAAGCATTCCTGAGTAAGATCCATTACCTCAGAATGAAATACGGACGCATCAAATAAACACTGGTCTGCCGCGCCTTGCAACCCGAACCACATGCCATCATGAGTGCCTGACATGGCGTAATAAACTGCGGCAGTAACGCGAGTATTAACTTTCATTTCAGACCTCTCATGAATTTCATCCTGTTAACAGCAGCTGAAAGTATGTTTCTCACCGAGGCATTCATTCGCAAACCAGACCAGGAACCTTCATCCCTGAATACGATTTTTGACCCGCCATTAATAGCAGAAGCCTCAATGTCGATAGGTGAGTGTCTGTTTTCTGTAATGGAAACCAGAACCTCAGAAATGAACCTGTCAGGCGTTACCTGTAAATGATTTGAGTTTGCCGCCTTGATGATTGTCTCAATTCGACCACGGCACAATCCGCTTTTCAGTACGGAAGTGTAAGGCTTATTAATGAATTTTTTCCCGGCCATCACCTTTCTCATTTTGGCAATGATGTTTTCCCACTCATCCTCTTCAAGGCCACTGAATGCAACGTCACCTTCTATATAATCACGAAGCGAGCGAAGGTGATTTATCACTGTCATATAAGCCCATTCAAGATGCCTGTCGCACAAAATTGGCGTCATTCCATTGCGACTCGAAAGGTCTGCAAATGCGCATATCGAGGCAAGGTCTACGATCATCTGCCCGGCGCGCGGGACAACATCGCCAATTACACCATCTACATTTCCGAGACATTTCTCAAGGTGGCACGTAAGCTCATAACGCCTGTCGTTTACCTTTTCACTTTCAAATTCAACGCGGGTTATTGAGCGGAGGATTCTTTGCTTCCATTCATTTACTATTCTCCTGTTTACCTCACCTGCTGGCTGCTCTCTTTTTAGTAATGGCATTTCCTCGTCATCGCCATGACCAAGGATGAACAACGTCCTGCCCATGCCACCATCCTTCTGCCATGACCTTACCGCATCAATACCCTGAACTGGCGTTACAGTGATGAGCGGAATAAATCTTGCGTTCTCAATACCTCCATCTCGCGTGCATAATTCATGCTCTGCCATCACTTTTTTCAGGTTCCTGCCGACACTGTGATCCATCTGAGACAATCTTTTATAGTCAATCATCCCATCCTGCGCACCGCCAATACGCGGAACAATCCAGCCTTCCGCCATAGCAACACTAACTATCGTCTTGGGGTTCATGGCTTTAGCCATATTCTCCTCAATATCCCTGATTATTGTCCTGGTTGGAACCCACCCACCTTCATCAGTCAAACTGCGATACCACGGCGCAGTTCCGCCAAGATATGCGCTTCTCGGGTCATTCCATGAGTCAATATGCTGCTTGTCATCGTTTACGACGTAAAGCAGAGAGCCATCACCTTCAATCATGCTGGTCTGTATCTGCTTTAATGATGTAGCAGTAGTGGTGCAAAGGCGGTCGCTTATCATCAGGGCTTCGGCATATTGCTTTATAAAATTAACTGGCGCCTGCTTGCCAGCTCCAGACCTCGCCACGAGGAAAATCCCAGTAGAGCACTTACTCCCAGTGGGGCCAATAATAAATCTACCAGCCATTATCTGAGCAAGTCCAAGCGCGCCAACAAGTCGATATTTTTCGCCATCATCACGGCGCTCGAAATTTTTCTCTATCTCATCGATGAACTCCCCAAGTGAACCGGGTGGGATCTTGTATTTCTCTCTGAACTCAGGAATGTCAGCCTCATCGAGCGGGTCTATTGATGAATCCGCTTTCCCGACGGATTTTTTCATGGCGATAATTTCGTATGTATTCATCAGCAAACCTTCCAGATGTACAGGAATTTACCCATCGGGCCATTTTTGGTCTTAATGTTCATGTTATGCGCAATGGCAATCTTTGCAGCATAGGAGCGGAACATGTTTCTGTTCATCCGGTACTGTGGGGGGATATCAGATAATCTGCACTCCTCTTTGTAACCCCTGACTACTGAATCTGATAAATCATTTTCGAAATGGACGGATATCACCTCCCCGCTCTTCATGGCGGCAAGGTGGTCATAAACGAACTTCATCTTTGAGCCTTCTGCGTGCATCACTTCCTCCTTCTTGCGTTATACAAATTGTACTGAACAATATGCACTCGCGCAAACACTTTAATCGACATAAACCACCGGCATCGACGCAGTATGTATAATGGTCAATTTTTAACCAGTTCCCAAGAGTTCCCGCGCATTTGGGAACTCGCAGACCGCGCGTGGCAAGGCTTGCAGAGGAGTTCCCGAGTTCCCTGGGAATTCCTCTAGTAAAAAAGTAATATATACCTTTAATAGATGTTGTTGTTTTTATTAGTGAAAATAGAATTTCTAATTTTTGGGAAAATTCATTTCTAAGGAAAAAGCTGGGAACTCGGGAACTCTTTGATTTATAACAATAAATCGCGGGAACTCGCCCGGGAACGGCTGGGAATTACGGGAACACTGAATGAATGTACAGTATTATATTTATTTTCACCATCATATTGACGTAGATTGAGCGCCATCGTATAGTTACCACACCAACAACAAAGAGGTGATGAAAGATGAGCAAGAAAACACAATTTTCAGTAAGTAACTTCCATAATGAGCATGTCATGCGCTGGCACTGGCAGAAACTAAAAGAGAAACACCTTGCATCAAAGGGTAAATAAACAACATAGCGCCACTTCGGTGGCGCATAATCAGAGGTAATGAAGAATGACAAAAGCAATCTACACGCGCACTCAGCTGGAACCAGAAATGGGCGCAGTGAAAGCGCAAAACTTTATGATTGCGCAGGCGATGCATGCATACAGCAACGGTAAGCGCGTATGTCGCGTTTTTAGCGGCGAAGGAAAGCAGAGAGTGCTTGAGCAGGTTATCGTGTCATCTGTTGGAAACTAAACCGGTTTAGCAACGATGAATAAATTACTTGCAGTGGTTCTACTGGTTATCGCTAACGCGGCAAGCGCTGAAACGATATGGGTCACAAAGTATGCATTGACCCGTGGCATTCAGAAGTACGAAAGCGCACAGCTATTTGCTGATGGCCAGGTGGCTGTAGTTGGCGATGTTTACTTTAACCGTGGTGAATACTGGCTTGATGAGCAGCAGGCAAAAGAGCATGCAGAGACTTTGCGGCAACGCCGTGTATCTGCGCTGATGCGTGAGCTTGAGCGTTTGCAGGCGGTTAAGTGAGGATTTATGGATATCGAAATTAACGAAGTTCAGGAAATTATTAAAAACCTTGAGGGCAGCGGTGAACTCTCAATCAAAGAGGAAAAATACCTCAAGGTTGCAAAGCTGTGCATGCAGCTGGCTGCGGAGAATGTGGCTCTGAAGAACGCCATTACAGACCATATTCATTCGGTTCACTTCTGTGACGTTTGCGGAAAGGATGATCCGTGCAGCACTGACGATGTTTGTTATGCGCTGAAAAATATCCCCGCCACCTACCGCATCGTAGCCGGGATTAAGGCTGATGCCGCAGCAGAACGGGAAAAGACAATCACATTCACGGCAGCTAAAAAGCGCACGCAGGATGGCGTAGCGTTAATCGCTATCGGAAAGCCTTATAAAATTCACAACGATGATGTGATCGGCGAATTCTTCATCGGTGAGCGTGGGCGCTACGGCGTAATCACCATGGACCGTATCAATTACTTCACAACGTCTGACGAATACGCATGGGAGTTTTCTCTGCGCGATGGGGCCAACTGGATGCGCCAGCATATCATTGACTCCACATTAGCTGCCGCACCGCAGGAGGATAAACCATGAAGCCATACATCATCCACAGACTGATTGCCGTATCAACTCTGGCATTCTGGATTTTTGTTGCGTTAGCCATCTGGTTTATCTTGAGGTGATTTATGCTTTGGAGCGACATTCAGGCTGCATGTGAAGAGGCTGATTTTCTTTATGAGGAGACCGGAAAGCATCACGCCGTCATTCAGGTTGGCAGTATGATGCTTGTCGTCGAGCATAACAGCATTCTTCGGCATATGTACTCAACGACGAGGTATCAGTGATGCCGCAAAAATCAAAGCAGGAGGTTTGGAAGGCTGCGCAAATTGAAGGTGTCGACCACTTTATAGCAGCAATCGCCAAAGCCTTTCCTGATGCGATTGAGGTGGTTCACGTTAAAAGCAATAACTGTAATGTTTGGTGTTATGCGAAAACTGATGTACAATCATCTCATCAATCATCACCCACCACCATTTAACCCGCTTCGGCGGGTATTTTTTATGGCTCATGCGGCATGGTGTGGAATCTGATACAATATCCAATAACGGAAAAATAGCGGAATATTGATGGGTTTTATCTATGGCTAAAAAACTATTCAGTAGCGAAAATCAACCACAGAACAAACGCGGGAAGGACAAGAGAAAGCTGCTTGTAGAGGCTCTTGAGCGCAAGGGATTCAGCGAGGAAAAGCTGTACGATACCATTATTGAAATGGCAATGATTGAGCGCGATACCGCAATGATGAAAGAGCTTATCGTGCGGTTCAACCCCCTACCCAAGCCTGTAGCCCCTGTGTTTGAGGTCGACTTCCCGGATGATGGAACTCCGGTAGAGAAGATTGACGCAGTCATTCGCGGCATTGCATCCGGCATTATTCCCGCCGACCTTGGCAAGATGTTTGCCGAAGTTATTAAGACCGGCCTTGACGTCGCGGAAGTAACAGAGCTTGCGGTGCGCCTTGAGCGGCTGGAGAAGCTACTGGAGCAGCAACAGTAACTGATTTATAATAATTAATGCGGCTAGGGGGCACCCGAAAAGCGACTCATCACCGCCTGCTGCATTCACTTCAATGATGCCCTGATGAGGAATCTATATATGGCACGCAAAAGACTGTCAGCACCAGCAATTGAAAAACTTGAAGAGATTATTGGCGATGGCGTGATTGATGCGCCTGAATCTGCGGTGTTCGGTGTTGTTAATACAGATAAGCAGATTGTTCGCAAACTCAAAATGACGCAAAGCGGAGTTGATGACGTTAGCGACTCTGATATTGGCGTTGATCACCTGATACCAGAAAAGCTGGAAAAGCTACTTTACCCCAAGAGAAATAAGATTGTGTTTGGCGGGCGCGGATGCTTAGCCATCGGCACGATGGTGAGGATGTTTGATGGTGGCCTAAAACGCGTAGAGGATATCGTTGTTGGCGATAAGGTTATGGGTCCAGACAGTAAGTCACGAAATGTTTTAAGCATCTGTCGTGGGTTTGATGACATGTACACGGTTCATCAAAAATATGCCGATAACTACACCGTCAACTCAAGTCACATACTGTCATTACGAAAGATTCCATCTGCTATCAGTGACGAGACAAAAACACCGGATGGTAAAAGAATTTATCGTTATTACCCAAATGAACCTGAAGTACTGAACATCGGTGTTTCAGAATATTTATCGCGCGCAACTTCTAAAAAGTTCCGCCATGTCTTTAAAGGGTGGCGAACAGGGTGGGATTTTAATGAGCAGAGCGTTCCAGTTGACCCGTACTTCCTTGGTTTATGGTTAGGTGATGGCTCATCTCGTAGTGTTGAAGTATGCACGCCTGATCAAGAGATAGTTGACTACCTTCACAGCATAGCAAACCAATACGGGATGCAATTAAAGGCTCGGGATAAAGACAGATGTCCTGTCTATGCGATAACTAATGGCCGAACTGCTGGCATGGGGGAAAACACCAACCCGTTACTAACTAAAATGCAGCAGCTTGGGGTGATTAATAATAAACACATACCTGACTGCTATATCAAAAACAGCAGAGAGGTAAGACTTCAGATTCTGGCTGGGCTATTGGATACTGATTCGCATTACCACAAAGAAAAGAAAAGCTATTGTTTTACATCAATAAATAAAGATATAGCCTTCTCTTTGATGGATGTAGCAAGATCGCTTGGTTTCAAGTCAAGCATAATCAAAAAGACTGATGTCACCTTTGAGTATAAAGGCGAGAAAAGAATATACGAAAAGGATGTGTGGGAGGTGTTCGTTAGTGGTGACCTTCATACAATCCCATGCCGAGTAAAAAGGAAGATAGCAGAGAGAACCAAGTCAACTCGCGGGATGATGACTGAGGTGTCATTGTCTTATGCCGGGCATGGTGAATACGCTGGGTTCACTCTTGATGGCGATCATCTTTTCTTGCTTGCTGACGGCACAGTTACACACAACAGCGGAAAAACAAGAACAGTAACTACAATACTTACGGAGCGTGCACGTTTCAAACCTGACAGGATGGCTTGTTTTCGTGAGATTCAGCAGTCTATTGAGGATAGTTCATATCAGGAACTGAAAGACGAGATTGACAGGAAGGGCGAGACAAAAGAGTTCCGCGTCATCAACAACGAAATAACGCACAAGGTAACGAAAGCAAAGTTCCGCTTTAAAGGGCTGTATCGCAACCAGACGACCGTAAAAGGCTTCGCTGGCATTACAGTAGCTTGGGTCGAGGAGGCGGAAAACGTCAGCCAGACAAGCTGGGAAATCCTCACCCCAACAGTCCGCGCTGAAGGGTCAGAGATATGGGTGACTTTCAACCCAAATAAAGAGCATGACCCGACGTGGAAAATATGGGTTGAGCCTTTTTATAATAAATTGCGCGAAAATGGCGGCATCTATGAGGATGATGAAAACCTGATTATCGAGTGTAATTACTCAGACAATCCGTGGTTCTGGGATACTCCGCTCCCAAGCCAAATGCAGCGCATGAAAGAAACCGACTTCGACCGCTATCAATGGGTGTGGGGTGGGCGCTTTAATAAGCGTAATGATGAGCAGGTATTTGGCGGTAAGTGGCGCGTTGCTGATTTCGAGGTTAAGCCGGAATGGCATGGGCCTTACTTTGGCATCGACTTTGGATTCTCGCAGGACGCAACGGCGATGGTTGAGGTTTACATTGAGAAACTTCCTGATGACCGCCGCAACCTTTACGTCGCGCGCGAATACGGCCGTGTAGGCCTTGAGATTACCGACACACCTACAGCGATGGAGCAATCATTCCCACTCTCCAGGAAGGCAAGATGGTATGGGGACTGCTCTCGGCCAGAAACAATCAGTCACATCAAACGCGCAGGATTTGATATCCATCCATGCAATAAGTGGCCCGGGAGCGTGGAGGAGGGTGTAACCTGGCTCAGGGGTTGCGACAGCATCATCATTCATGACCGCTGCACACAGACTCAGGAAGAGTTCACTATGTACAGTTACAAGGTGGACAAGCTGACGGGTAACGTGCTCACAAATATTGTGGATGCGTGGAACCACTTCATTGACGCAATCAGATATGCATGCAACGATCACATCGTACAGCGTGGCTCTGGATGGATTAGAAGGGGCAGGAGATGAGATGAGACCCCAGCAGGGGTCTATTTATAAAGCCAGCAATGAATCCCCGCATTGCGCATGGCCGCGTAAATAACATCATCAGAAACGACCGCCATTGCCACCCTGTCAGCGTCAACCTGCTGGTGCGAAGCCATGATGTCATCATAGAAAACATCGTTAGCATGCAGCCACTCATACGCATGCTTTGCCCTCATGATAAGCACATCATGCCCGGCAGAGTAGAGCGACTTAGCCAGCGCAATGTTGCCAGCAATAGCATTCCTTCAGCATCGCGCAGCACGCCATCAAGCTCGAAAATGACACATTTCATAAGATTTCTCCGAGAGGTTTCATTTTAATCTACGCCATGCTAGAATCTACGTCAAGGCGCATTGACATAACTACATCACCGGGGCATCATGAAGGCATACTCATCTTTTTCGTGGGAGCAGAAGGAAAAAATATACTCACTCGCAAGAGCTGGCGTATCGGATGAGGCGTTGTGCGAAAGGTACGATGTGGATGAGGCCATCCTGCTGCGCATGTATGATGAAGTGCTGTGTGAGTTGCAGCGACGCCGTGGTTATAGTGGTCTGAAGACGATTAATGGTTTCTTTCGTAATGTTGAGTTAAATAACGATGAGGGTGGTGATTTATGAAGGGTATCGTATTTATGATTGAGGTGATGAAATGACAACAATTGCATGGGATGGGGTTACGATTGCGCACGATAGTCAGTCCACTGCCGGAAGCCTGATTATGGCTAACCAGCAGAAGTCTTTTGTACTTGATGAAAATGATAAGTTTTTTATTTGCGGTGAGCTGGCTGTATTGATTGTTGGTAGTGGTGCTGCTGGCGATGAACGATATGCGAAGCAGTTCATGCGTCGGGCCGTTGATGACATTATGGAGATGCCAGAAGAGCTGGACTTTACTCAGTGGGTATTCACAGATAAAGGGAACTGTTTTGCCATCCAGAAGATTCCTGACAATAAATATCCAGCTGTTTACGCAGTCATTCCTCCGCTTGCTGCTGGCTGTGGGCGCGACTTTGCTATGACCGCGATGTATCTTGGGCAGACGGCTGAACAGGCGGTAATTACTGCGTCAGTTCTCGATGCTTTCACTGACTCGAATGTTAAAACATATAAATTTAAACACGGTGAGGGGATGAAATGATTATTGAAGGTGAAATTTTTGAGGATATATCAACTACAGAGATTAATCCGCAGTCGATGAACATCAATCAAGATGGCGACGCAATCGTCATCGACAGACACCAGGCCGCGCAGCTCATCGAGGTCCTGCAACGCTGGGTTGATGGCGAGGAGGTTGAGTGATGAGTATTTACTTTATTCATGCGGAAGTTCTGAGTGAAGGAAAGGTGGTGGCGAAGGCTTGCGCCATTGCGTACTCCGACTCTGCCGATGATGCTTTTGATTGGTTTATGGGCAGCGAAGAGGTAGCAAGATATAAGAATGGCGGGAGAGATGTAGTAATTGATAAACTAGAAAAGGTGGAATGATGAAGAGATTCCTTTTGGCGTGGTTATATCTCTTTGCAGTGTACGTGATATGCCTTGCTCTGGCCTTCCCGGTCTGCTGGTTCATCAAGTGGCAGCCACCGATGCTAAGCGATATCATGAATATCGGTGTACTGCGTATCGCGGTGTTTATGCTGATAACTTCTATGGTTGGCGCGTTGTTTCTTAGTAGAATTGATTGAGGTGGGGTAATGACAAGAAAAGAGATTCATGATGTGGCGGTTGGATGCAGGAAATGGATTGAGGAGATATGGTTTAAGCCTGGATTCAGTGGGAAGCGCTATAAATTGTACGCCAAGTGTTGCGGTTTGGTTCTTGGGGATAGAATAGAGCTTGCTATATTCCACCACAATGATAAAGCTCTCCATGATAGAGCCTTTGGTGACTGATACCATGCTATAATCCCATCTATGCGATGGGATTTTTTATGGTGACGAAATGTCAAAGTTAGAGGCGGTAAACGCCTATATTCAACAGAGAGTGGCGAACAATAACAGGCTCATCGAGCGGCAGCGCCGGGAGTTTGGCGGTGTAAACATAGACCAAAAGCACACCAGACTGTATGTCGAATGTGGCTACCCTGAAGAAATCACCGCCGAGATGTTCCGCTATGCCTATGAGCGCTATGCACCGGCAACTGCTGGCGTCAATCGCGTGCTCGATAAGTGCTGGCAGACTCCGCCGCAAATTCTCGAAGAAGGCGCCGATGATAAAGCAAGCACTCCGTGGGAGAAGGCCACCAACAAGCTGTTTAAGCGTGCTGCGCCATTCATCAAGGATGCAGACCGCCGCAACCTCATCAATCGCTACTCCGGCCTCATCCTGCAAATCCGTGATGGAAAGCAATGGAATGAGCCGGTAGACACCACGAAAACAAAACGCATAAAGGATGCTGCCATTGTCCGTTACATTCCGGTGTGGGAAGAACAGCTTCGCGTTAGTGAGTGGGAAAATGATGAAGCCAGCGAGGACTATGGTCAACCGAAGATGTACGAATATCAGGAGTCGGTAGTCGGCGCCTGCAACAGCGACGGCAAACCAACGCGCTCCCTGAGCATTCATCCCGATCGCATTATCGTATTTGCCGAGGGTGCGATGGATGGCTCCATTTACTCTGGCGTTCCGCTTCTGCGTGCCGGGTACAACCACCTCATCGACATGGCGAAAGTCACTGGCTCAAGTGCAGAGGGATTCCTGAAGAATGCCAGTCGCCAGCTAAATGTTAATTACAACAAAGAGTCAGTTTCCGCTCAGTCTCTGGCGCAGCAAATGGGCGTGCCGCTGGAAGAGCTGGCAGATGTGCTCAATGAGGATGTGGTGCGCCTGAACGAGGCAATAGACGCCGCTATGTTTAGCATTGGAGCCGATGTCAAAGTGCTCTCAGTGACGCCAGCAGACCCAAGCCCAACGTGGACTATTGCAGCCAACCAGTTTGCAGCATCCATCAAGAAGCCATTCACCATCCTGTTTGGTCAGCAGACTGGCCGCCTTGCGTCCGATGAGGACAAAACCGATGACGCCATGAGCGCCAAGCAGCGCCGTGAGGACTGGCTGGACTACATCATCTCGGTATTCATTGACCGGATGATTTCCTTTGGCATTCTGGATAAAGCGCCAGAGAGCGGTTATTACTGCAAATGGGATGACCTGCTTGCGCCTTCCGAGCTGAACAAGGCCGACTTGCTGGTTAAACTCGCCACTGCAAACAAAGCTGTATTCGACGCAGGGCAGATGGCTCTGATGACCGCAGATGAGATGCGCGGCATTGTTGGCATGGAGCCTCTGGAAGAGCAGCTTCCTGAAGGATTGCAGGAAGGTCAGCAGCAGGACCAGCAATCGCAGCAGGACCAACAGCAGGGCCAAACCGATGCGCCTCCTCAAAATTAATGCCCGGCTTCCGCAGCCAAAATTAAGCATAAGCCTGACAGACCCACTCGGCGCAGTGGGTCGCGTCAATAAGATGGTGCGCGACGTTGACGCCAGATATGTGACGCTAAAATCGCAGGTTGCCGAGCTGTTCCGCACCATTCCCGTGGCGACTGGCAATGCTGAGGCTGGAAATTATTATTATGATTTCTCAGCCTACCGCGCATCGACATTCTTTGATGAGCTTCAGCGCATTCTTGATAGTCAGTTGCTGCAAGGCGATGATTTCACGCACGGAAGGTTGTGGGCATCATCCTATGTCAGCGACGCCATGTATGCTGGTGCGCAGAAGGCAAACTCAGACCTGAGTGACCTGTCGTCGGCATACAAAGACAGCAGGCCGCTTGCTGAAATCCTGTACTCTCAGCCGTATCTCGACAGGCTTCAACTTGCGTACACGCGCACGTATAACGACTGGGGTGGCCTCTCTGATTACACGCGGCAGCAGGTGGCAGAAGTCATCACTGCTGGCATTGCAAATGGCGACGCTCCTGGAGTGGTTGAACAAAACATCGTTAACCGCATGGACGTATCAAGGAGTTACGCGCGCTCCATTGCTCAAACTGAAATCACCAACACCCTGCGTGAGGCTAACAGGCGCGAAGTGAAGGAGGCGCAGGTAACGCTGGGTATGGATACCATCATGCTCTGGCAGTCGGCGTTGATGAAGACCACCCGCGTTACTCATGCCGCGCGTCATGGGAAGTATTACACCCCGGAAGAGATTGATGAGTTCTACAGCGAAGGCGCAAACCGCCGTAACTGCCACTGTGCGCAAACCCCAGCACTGGTGATGGATGGCAAGCCTGTGATACTTGAAAAAACGCAGGAAAGACTCGATAAGCAGCGTGAAGCATGGCAGGATACACACAAGAAAACCGCCTGATGGCGGCTTCTGTCAAATATTACTTTTCTTGTTGTGAAGGGTGTGCATAGACTCAAGCCATTCTATTTTGTTCATTTAAATAAACCTCTCTAAGTTCACCCATCACGCTCAGCCATGCTGCATGCTCATCCATGCCGCGCATCACCAGCCTTGCGTAGCGATTACGGGCCTTAAACATCAGTAGCGGGCACATTATTTGTCACCAATCGTTGACAGGCAGACTTCACGTGCGACGGCGGCCACTTCTTTCGGTGTCTTGTCTGTCATTTTGTATGCCCCATCAACGATGGCCTTGCTGAGTTGGTTAAATTCAGCGCCATACTGGCCTCCAAAAGAAACAATCAGCGCGAGCTGCTTTGATACGCCAGCATCACGGGCTTCTGCTGCCGCTTCACCGAACTCACCAACTGCATTGCAAAACTCGCCAGCCGACGCACCAAATGAAGCCATTGCGAATACTGCTGCTGCGATTAATTTTTTCATTTTTTACTCTCCTGTGTTTGTGTATCTACATCATCGCTTACGATTCAATCTACGTCAAGACTATTGTGATAAAATAATCTGCATCACCGGAGGTAACAAATGAAACTATCGCAGCGCGGCATTGATTTAATCAAACAATTCGAGGGTTACAGCTCGAAGGCATACCCGGACCCAGCTACTGGCGGCGCACCGTGGACTATCGGTTACGGCACAACCCGTGGCGTTAAGCCAGGCATGGTTATCACCGCAGAACAAGCGGAAAAGATGCTGCGTGACGACGTAGCAAAATTTGAAAGCGGCGTCTCGTCACTCATCACTGCCCCAACAACTCAGGGCCAGTTTGATGCAATGGTGTCGCTGGCCTATAACATCGGCCTTGGTAACTTTGGCAAATCAACGCTTCTGAAAAAGCATAACGCCCGCTGCTACACCTGTGCCGCCGACCAGTTCCGGGTATGGAATCGCGCTAATGGCAAGGTCATGAACGGACTGACCAAGCGCCGCGCAGATGAACGTCAGGTCTACATGTCATGAGGCGCCTAACTAACTGGCTTATCGGCACTTGGGCGTCATTCTGCTCGCTGATTCATCTCTGGCCTGACGCTATGGTTCATGTATGGGCATTCATGCCGGAAGACTTAAAGTCTTCCATTCCACCGATTGCGGTCAAGGCGATCAGCTACAGCATCCTTATTGCCTCGCTGTTTGGAAAAATGCACGGCATGAAGAAAGAGATTAAGGCGCTGAAAAATGATTCTGCAAATCCTCAAGGCTAACTGGAAAATCATTGCGGCTATCATCGGTGTCGCACTCCTGGCGCTGATTATCTACGGAAAGTGGGTCAATTACGGGAAGGCGAAATATCACTCTGGATATCTGGCCGCCGTGGAGGCGCAGAAGGTCAAAGATAAAGAGGCAAGCGAACAACATGAGCAAGACAAAAAGACCATCGAGCAGGAAGCACAAAACCGCATTGATGCCGCGCGTGCTGATGCTTCCGCTGCTGCTGCTAAGTCTGGCAGGTTGCAGCAACAGCTCGCCACAATCAGAAAGCAGCTCCTCGATTATTCCCGCACTGAGTCCATTGGCAATCCAACCTCAAACACCGGAGTTTTGCTTGCCGACGTGCTCAGCAAATCTGTCGAAAGAAACAGACAACTGGCAGAATATGCTGACTCAGCAAGAGAGGCCGGATTGACTTGTCAGGCGCAATATAACTCCCTGCGCAATAAAAAAGCCCCGTAAAGGGGCTTTGTTTTAACCTTCTCCGTAGCCAATGTCACGCATAAAGCGCCTCCATTTTGTAAGCAAACATGATTGCATTCTGATGCTCAACGCTACCAGCAAAAGCCAGATAGCGGCGCCCACGATTGCTGGTGATGATGTAGGCTGCTGGTTCGCTGAACCTCGGAATGTGGTAATCGCGCTGCGCAGGTTCCTGTAACTCCACCATGTCAATTTCAATGCGTGGCACGGGGTCTTGTATTGGCATCACTTCACCTCCCCATTCAGTTCATTAACAATTAATGTTGCATAGCCAGCAATGTCCTTCCAGCTATCGTCGTATGTCGGGTCGCCATTCAGGATTCTACCGATTTTATGCTGAATCATGTCGAGTGCCTCCCTCTGGCTCGCCGTCAGGGTATTCCAGCCGTCAACGTCGCGCATGGTGTCTTTCAGTGACTGCATGATATCTGCGCCATATTTGAATTTGCCATAACGGCTGCCGCGCTCGGTGATGAGGGCTTCTGTGGAGCTGGCGCGCCCATTCAAGTCATCATCAGTTACTGGCTCACGATGAGCGATAACAATATCGCCAGACTTTTCGATATCCTTATCTCGCCCTGCATAATCCGCGCTGAGGTAGTGGATTTTGCCACTGGTTGCTGATTTTACAGCAAGAACGGCATCTTCATGGCCATTAAAATAATCAGCACTTCCCTTCAGGTATTTGTATTTCATCACTCCACCCTCAGCGTAACCTTGTTTTTCTCATCCACACTGAAGTGTTCGCGCACAAACGCATACATTTCTTCAGCGCTCCATTCCCGCATTGCTACATAGCAGTGCGCGTAATATCTGACATCTCGCAGGCTTAACGGCTGGCGCTTAGCGATAATTTCAGTCAGTGCTTCCAGTGGTTCTTTGCGTTGTCTCGCCATTGTCGCTCTCCTGTGAAATCATCTTGACTAATCTACGTCAATTAGTCAATACTAGGTGTTGTAGATTGTATCATAGTTGCGAGAGGTGGTGTGGAATGAAGAAGTGGCAGGAGGTGACAGAAGTTCATAAGCGCGATTGCCGGGAGACTCTGCAAATGCTTAATGTGCCAGAGTCAATCATTAAATCTATCGAGCAGCGCATTGACCTCGCTGCTATGGAGGCCGCCCATGAAGCCGAGGAAGCGCAAATGTTGTCATGGATGGACAGAACTCTACCGGGCGTTTTACGTCGTGGTAAGACTACCGATTGAAGATGATGACGGGTATCTGCACAGCCATAGTCAGGTGCTCAAATATTATGGCGTTCACTACAAAGTGCTGATGGAGAGAAAAAATGAATGCTGATCAGGTGTACGAAAAAGAGTTGCTGAACAAGCTGGAGGAACTTGACCGTACTCGAGCCTGGGTTGAAAGCGAATTGCGCGAGGTTCGCAACCGCATGCAACGGCAGGTTAACCGCGAAATTATTGAGTGGCGCGAAGGGCGCCCGCATTTCAGCAATATTGGTGAATGGGTGGCGAAATGAAACCAATGATGAATGATGAGAAATTACTAGGGTGTCCGTTTTGCGGTAGCGAAAATTCCATGCGGAACAAGGATGGGCAATGGCATTTTGTAGTATGCCAGGATTGCGGCTGCCGTACTGATGACTGGATGGTTGCGGCGACAGCAATCATTAAATGGAATACCAGAAATGGCCACCTCTATACCGCTGACGACTACAAGCAAGATGCAATGGAGCGCGCAAATGGACTTTAAAACGCAAATACTCACGGTGATAGAGCGCTGCGGCGGCGCAACCAATGCCATGATACGCAAGCAGACTGGCATGACAAACCGAGCCAGCGTTACAGGCTATCTGATTGAGCTGGAGAGCATGGGATTTATTATTAAGGAGGAAAGCGTCAGCTATGGCAGGCGCTGCTTTAAGTATTTCCTCAATCCAGATAATACCGCGCTTGACCTGGCAATTCAGGCCTATCTTGAGGCGAATCCGGGACGCAAGAGCAAGCAGATAGCAGAGGCTGTAGGCGTCAATTACACCATTCTCAAGGCACGCATGCGCTATCTGGCAAGCATTGGTCAGGTTGACCGTGAAATGCTTCCCGGCGGTGCATGGAAATATTACTGGCAGGAGATCATCCCGTTTGGCATGAGCCGTGACAGGATGATGTTTGAAAAGCTGCTTGCCGGGGCACGTCAGTCATGTGGGCGGTAAAGCATAAATCAGGAACCGTGCTGTTTGTCACCAACTGTGAGCGTACGGCTAGTAATCGCAGAGAGATGGGGTGGATAGTGGAAGAAACAGAATGCCCGCACGAATGGGTTAGCAAGGGAAGCTATCCGGATATTTATTATGTATGCATGTGGTGCGGAGAGTGCGCTGATGACGAAAATGACGAGCAGAGAGCAGTTTGAAGGGTGGGCAACCAATGCCGGTTTTATTGTTACCACTAAAAATGACGGCTACTTATACCCAGCAACCAATAGCGCATGGCAAGCATGGCAAGCATCACGCGAAGCCATTGAGATTGAACTGCCAGAACAGCAAGACCCGGCGGATTTTTTCTGTGCTGTTTATTCAGTTGATGGTGTTG